GTGGCAAGGGAAGTATTTCACGTCAATAGATGCGTGGAGAGTTAATAAAGTACAAACAGAAGAAACACCATTTTAGTTATGTTTAAAGTAGGAGATAGAGTATTTCATTTGCAACATGGTTGGGGTGAAGTAACAATTATAGATACTGAACAGGCTTATCCAATAATTGTTTGTTTTGATAATGCGAACGAAATGTATACCTTTACTAAAGAAGGTCGTAAAACCTCATGGGATAAAACACCGACACTTTCATTCACAGAATACACCTTACAAGGGTTTAGTCAAGAAAGACCAATTGAACTTCCTAAAGTGGGTGAGGAAGTAATGGTAAGTGATGACGGAATGACATGGGGATTAGCAATTTTTCATGGTACTAATCCGACATCTTGTAAATATCCATATCATACTTCATTAGGTTCTGTTATGTATTTTAAAAGATTAAAATGAAGAAAGACGTTATGTTTAAAGTAGGAGACAAAGTATACCACATAAAATATGGATGGGGTATTATTGAGGAAATACAAGATGATGATATATTGTCAAGATTTGACGAGTATACAGTATGGAATAATTCAAACAATAATTTGCTGTCATTCACAGAATACACCTTACAAGGGTTTAGTCAAGAAAGACCAATTGTACTACCTGAAACTGGTGAGTTGTGTTTGTTTTCTGATGGAGAAGACAGGACTTGGATTTTAAAAGAGTTTATTTGTTACAACCTAGAATCAAATCTGCCATATATTACAAAGGGAAATGTTCCGTACAGATTAATAAAACGAATTAAAATATTAGATTAATATGAAAAGACCTTTAAGACATCGCAATGTAGATATAACACTACTTGTACAATCATGCGAAGATTTTATTGATTTTTTAGAAGCCGATGATTATCATGAGGACAAAATAGAAAACTATGTAAATGATATATTTGGAAAAGCAATGTCAGCAATATACGGTAAAGACATATTTAATTATATAAATAGTAAAATAGAATGAAGAAAGACGTTAAAAGCCTTGCTGATTTAAGTGAGGCTAAGCGCCAACAGGCGATAGAATACTACAAACACATAGCACACGCAACAATGCTTTGCCAATCTGCTTTGCATTCCTTAGACGATGTTAGCGACAACGTTTTTCACAAGCGTGAGATAAAGCAAACAATAAACGCTTTCATTACAGGAGTTGAAAGATTTGCAGCTACCTTTGTAGAGAACAACAACGAGACAATGGCTCAAACCTATTCCAATGTTATCAAACAGATTGACGAGTTCAAAAAAAACATTAATATTGAGATACAATGACACCTAAAGAGAAAGCAAGTGAATTATTGAATAAAATGCTATCTAAGAATCCAAATAGACAGGATGGCATTTCAATGATAGATACCATACAAGCAAAACTATGCGCCTTAATTGCAGTAGATGAATGTCTAAAAACGTGTGTTTTCTCAATGATTTATTATTGGCAAGAAGTTAAAGAAGAACTATTGAAGTTATGACACCGAAAGAAAAAGCAAAAGAATTATTTGATGGTTACTATTACTGCTTGTTGCAATCTAATATTGAAAAAAGAAATTATTGGAGTAAACAATGTGCATTAATTGCAGTTGAATTTTCACGTGAATTTATAACAGGAGATTTAAGTGAAAGATTTGATAAAACAATGTATTTATTAGAAGTTAAAGAAGAACTAGAAAAGTTATGACACCGAAAGAGAAAGCACACGAGTTATTTGATAAGTATAATGAGTTATTATCTGTTCATGTTTTTAATGGTAATTTTGATATAGCTAAACAATGCGCTATATTATCGGTTGATGAGATAATAAATTCAAATCCTCACAGCAATCCATTTAATACAACAAGATATTCAACAATGGATTATTGGCAAGAAGTTAAACAAGAAATAGAAAACTTATGATTTCAAGAAACAACAAGAACAGGAATCGTTGGATGATAGCGATATCGTTTGACATTTGCAGATGGAAGTTCAGAGAGAATCGCAAGGGTGTCATTAACGTAGGTAGATTAATTAGAAAAGCATATTATAATAAATATAACGATGGAAATTAAAGAAGAAATAGAGCAATTAAAAGCATTGTTAACAGGTGATTTATTTGCCGATGGGGACTTGATGCAAAAGATTTATGAGCTGAAGAAACAGCTTAATCCTGAGATAGTAGACAATCCCGAAGCGGATGAAGATGAGGACGAATGCCTCTATTGTGGCTCATAATCAATAAGTTATGACAAAGAAAAGAGCAGTTGAATTTCTTTATTCACTATGGGAGAATGGAGAAGTACCCTCAAATTTTACTGAAGACCATTCAGAATATGAAAGAGCAGTAGAATTATTAATGAAGGGATTAGATTGGGAAGAACATGTAAAATTAGAAGTATTATGAAAGTAGAGTTGTTAAGCACTTGGGGAGATGATTTATCAGTTTGTGATATCGCAAGGGTATCATTTGATAAAAAAGCGGATAATTATTCATCAGAACAAAATTTAAGGCTATTAAGCTATTTAGCGAGACATAATCATTGGAGCTGTTTCGCTCACGCAAAAGTGCAATTTAGATTGCAAATACCCGTGTATGTTGAACGTCAATTAGTTAAGACGCAGGCAGGTGTCGAGTATAACTCGATAAGTGGTCGGTATTGTGATTTTTCCGATACTTATAGCTTAATCAGTGAGTGGCGAACACAATCTAAAGACAGTAAGCAAGGTAGTGCAGAACCTTTAGATGTTTATGGACAGGAGGCTTGTAATGTTATCGAGTATGAAGTCAAAGAGTTTTGTCAAAATGCTTATAAGAAACTAATTGATTTAGGAGTAAGTAAAGAACAGGCAAGAACTATACTACCGTTAAATCTTAACACGACTATGATTTGGACAGGCAGTTTATATTCATTCATTCGATTATGTAAGCAACGTTTAAAGTCAGACGCACAACAAGAAACACGTGAAGTTGTTTCCGAAATGTTACGACTATTAAAAGAAAACGGTAACTTTGCAGAGTCATTAAAAGCTTTTGAATTATGAAGATTAAAGTTAGTACAAGAGTTGTATTCATATTCAAGGATCATGTTGTTAAAGTACCGATCAGTTTACGTGGGTACTTACAATGTTTACAGGAGCGAAACATTTGGGATAAGTACAAAGACCTTGGTATATTAGGCGAGCTTTATTCTTACAAGCGTGGAGTAATAAAAATGAAGCGATACAACCCTATTGACTCAATTGACTATACAGATGTTGATTTAGTCAAAGGATTGATTGAAGAGCTTGACATTAACAACTGCGACCTATACAACAAAGCGAACTGGGGTGAACTAAACGGTAGGAGATACCTAATTGATTATGGTATTAATGAAGAGATAAGTAAAATGTATAATTTATGAAGTTAAGATGTATTGAAAAACACTTTGCGAATGTTACTTTTGGTAAAGTGTACGATGTGATTAAAAAAGATAATAGCTATATTTGGATTATGAATGATAAAGGCCAAGAACATCAGTTTGACACTATCGAAAACTATTTTGAAGTAGTGACCGACAACGCACCTAGTTATTACAATAATGAGAACGGTAGTCTTTACAAGTTTGCAGTAGACCATGACCTAAACGCATACGAATTTGACTTAGTCAAACGCCTTGTAAGATGCAGAAAGAAAGGTAACTTTGTACAGGATTTAGAAAAGACAAAGTTTTTAATTGATTTATATATTAAAGAATGGAAAGAGAAATAAATAATTGGGCGAAGGCTCGTAACTTAGACAACCCCGACAACAAATTTCAACAGCTTGCAAAGGTCATGGAAGAAGTAGGGGAATTATCAGCAGCAATACTAAAGAAAGATATAGCAGAAACAATAGACGCGCTTGGAGATAGTTACATCACACTTGTTATATTAGCTAATCAAATGGGTTACTCATTAGAAGATTGCGCTAAACGTGCCTTTAAAGTTATTGAATATCGAAAAGGCAAAACCGAAAACGGAACATTTATCAAAGAATAATTTGTATGAAAGACTTAGAAAAATTAATAAGACTTCAATCTTTTTTAAAGTCTTACATTCAAACAAAAAAACAAAATGAGCAAATTAACATAAAATTAATTGGTAGTTATAATAAAAAGGCATCTACTAATTTACACTATAATTCAATAAAAATTGAAGAATATGCTCATGAAATACATTGTTTATGTGTTGAATTGGGATTTTCAGATATTAGAGAAAATGAATATTATCAAGATCATGTAGTTAATTTTGGTTCAATAGAAAGGTTAATAAAAAAAAGAAAACCAAATGTTTAAAAAAAACTGGACAAAATGGGAACACGTAATGTTTGTAGAAGATTTCAGAAGTGGAATAAAAACATTTGAACTACTAAGACGTGTTGACCAAGACACTGGAATTACCCAATGGAAAAGAGTTTATGTAAAAAAATGCGTTCATTCACTTACTCACTTTCTTGCAAAGTGGGGGGGAGAAAATAAAATTAAACGATAGTGTTGGTATGTGATTAAAGTGTTACTATGGCTAATGGACAAGTACCATAAATCTAAGTGCCTAAAACTTAGCATATCACGATACGGTCGTAACACGCCAACATTTCGTTTTTTTAAACCCTTGCATCAATTGGTGTAAGGGTTTTTTCGTTATCTTTAACCCCATGAATTTAATTGAAATAGCAAAGTATCACGACGAATGGGTGCGAATAGTTAAACGTTTTGGAGCTAAAACCGAAGCAGAAGACATCGTTCAAGATATGTACATACGGTTCCATAAATACGGCAAAGGTCAAGTAGTAACCAAGTCGTTCATTTGGATAATGCTTCGTAATATCTTTTTTGACTATTGCAAACGTGAAATATCAATGGTCGATATTGACCTCATGGTAGACCTATCAGAAGATGAAAACAACAAAACATACGAAATAGAGTTATACTATCAGAGCGTTGAAAATGAAATAAAGAAATGGGAGTGGTTTGACCAACAACTATTTTTATTATATTTGCGAAGCGGAAAAAGTATGCGTGAACTTGAAAAGGAAACTAAAATTAGTTTGACCTCGATTTTTCACACAATTAAAAAATGTAAACGAAAATTAAAGATATGGCAAAAAGAGTATCAAAAGGCTTTGGAGATACAGTAGCTAAATTCACAGAAGCAACAGGAATAGATAAGGTTGTTAACTTTATCGCTGGTGAAGATTGTGGGTGCGATAAACGTAAAGAGAAACTAAACAAGCTATTCCCTTACAAAACACCTGAATGCTTAACAGAACCTGAATACAAGATGTTGGAAGAACTATTACCTCAAATTTCTGTTAAGATTAAACCATCACAACAAATTGAGTTCTTAAAGGTTTACAATAGAGTTTTCAAAACAAACGAACGACCAACCTCATGTGCTAGTTGTTTAAACGACATGCTTCGTAAAACAAGAATAGTTTTTAATGAGTATAACAAAGAGTCATTTCCTAATGACCAAGGAGCGTTTTTAGGATAATTGATTAACCAAGATTTTTTTCAAGATGGCAAACGGACACGGTGGAGCGAGACCAAACTCAGGAAACAAACCAAAGCAAGACTTTGAAAAGACAAATAATATATTCTTAACTGCAATAAAACAAGTTAAGGATGTTAATACAGATGATGAAGCACGAATAGAATTAGCAAAAGATTTGTTAACGTTTGAGCGTGGCAAGATATTTATTTCTGAGCATATCTTTGGTAAACCAAAAGAACATGTAGAGCAAGATATTAACATCAATACAACAACACTAAAAGACTTGATAAGTTTTGGTAGTACTGAACCCGAAATATAAAGCTTTTGCAAATGACAGTAGATATTTCATTGTTACAGGTGGTAGGGGTAGTGGTAAGTCATATTCTATTAATTTACTTCTACTGCTCCTTACCTACGAATCAAACCATGTTATATTATTTACACGTTATACCCTTACTTCTGCTCACATCAGCATTATACCTGAGTTTATTGATAAGGTTGATTTGTTAGGTAAGAACTCAGACTTTCATATTACCAAGGATGAAATAATAAATCTAACAACAGGAAGTAAGATTCTATTCAAAGGTATTAAGACATCGAGCGGAACTCAAACAGCTAACTTAAAATCATTGGCCGGAGTTACTACATGGGTGTTAGATGAAGCGGAAGAGTTAACCGATGAGGATACGTTTGATAAGATTGATTATTCTATAAGACATAAAGAAAAACAAAACAGGGTGATATTAATACTTAACCCTGCTACAAAAGAACATTTTATCTATCAAAAGTTTTTTGAATCGAAAGGGATTGAAGCTGGAGTTAATACTGTTAAAGGCGATACAACGTATATCCACACAACATACCAAGACAACATATCAAACCTATCTGAAAGTTTCTTAAATCAGATTAAAACGATAAAAGAACGTAGACCTGATAAATATAAACACACCATACTTGGAGGATGGTTAGAAAAAGCTGAAGGGGTTATTTTTACCAATTGGAGGATTGGGGAATATAACAAAGATAATGGCTCAGTGTTTGGTCAAGATTACGGGTTTAGTAATGACCCAAGTACATTGGTTGAAACGTCAATAGATAAGACTAACAAGATTATTTATGTTAGACTTCATATTTATCAAACAGGATTAACCACGTCACAACTTTCACAACTTAATAGACAATTTGCAGGACGTGACTTAATAGTAGCGGATAATGCAGAGCCACGTTTGATTAACGAATTAAAGTCTCAAGGTCTTAACATTGTACCAACAATAAAGGGAGCGGATTCAGTAAAATACGGAATAAGTTTATTACAAGATTATGACTTAATTATTGACGAAAATTCAGTAGATTTGATAAAAGAATTAAATAATTATTGCTGGCTTGAAAAGAAGTCAGAAACACCAATAGATAAGTATAACCACGCATTAGATGCGTTACGTTATGCAGTTAGTTATCAATTAAGTAACCCAAACAAAGGTAAATATGGAATTAGGTAAAAGTTTAAGACAAATGATTAATGAGAGCAGCGCAAAGGTTGTAGATGCTTACAAAGATGAGTACGGGGATAATTGGAAATTCCAATGTGTTGAATCAATCGATAATGAAGTAGCGAAAGCTGAAGCGTCATTGAAATATTGGAAGGGTGTGAGAGCTAAAGTAATGGTGGCAAAATGAAAGTAGAAATCGAAATACCTTCCACACTATCAGAGATTAGTTTAGATAGGTATCAAAAGTACATGCTTACTTTGAACAACTCGGACGATAAAGAGTTTGTATTTCAAAAAATGATTGAGATATTTTGTGGCTTAGAATTGAAAGAAGTTGTTAAGATGAAAGCATCGACTGTAATAGAGTTGGTGCAACACTTCAATAAAATATTCAACGAAAAAACTGAGTTCAAACATAGGTTCAAATTAAACGATATTGAGTTTGGATTTATACCTGATCTTGAAGAAATATCTTGGGGGGAATATATCGATATTGAGGCTAACATTGGTGACTTTCAAAACATACACAAAGCACTTGCGGTAATGTATAGGCCGATTGTTAAAGACGTTAAAGGTAAATATGAGATAGAGCCTTACAGGGGTGATTTAAATTACTCAGAGGTGTTAAAATACGCACCTTTGGACGTTGTACTTCCTGCATCGGTTTTTTTTTGGACTTTAGGAATCGAATTAGTAAACAGTACGCTATCCTCTTTGGAGAAAATGAAGAACAAAACCCATATTCAGAGAATGTTCAATTCAGCAAACAATGGGGATGGTATAGCTCAATCTATCATGTCGCTCAAGGAGACATTAGAAGATTTGACGAAGTTACAGCGCTGGGACTTCATCAATGTTTAACATTTTTAACCTTCGAACAACAAAAAAGTAGAATCGAGGTTAAACAATTAAAGAAGTCACATGAAAAACTATTATAACCTATCAACTTTACTACACGATTCTATACTTGCTGATCCATTAGTGAATAAAGTAACGAAAGGGAGCCTTGATAAGATCACAAATGCGAAGCAAGACATGTACCCATTGTGCCACATTATATTTAATGATGTAGCATTTAGAGGTAATACAACGGTGTACAATATATCTTTGGTTATGATGTCAATAGTAGATATTAGTAAAGACGATGTAGTTGATATATTCAAGGGGAACGACAACGAGGACGATGTTTTAAATACTACTTTAAGTATACTTAACAGGATATTTGAGAGGGTTCGACGTGGGGATATTAACGACGCTGGCTATGAAGTATTAGACGACACTGCAAGTTGCGAGCCTTTTGTTGATAGGTTTACCGATGCGGTTGCTGGTTGGACCATGACCTTTGATATTTTAGCACCTAATCAGATGACAATATGTTAAGTGATTTAAGGGAGTCGGGGTTACAGGATGCGCTTGATAAGTTCAAAGCATCTGTAATTAAACAAGCTCGTACAAATTTAACAAAGGGACGTGCGCCTTTTGGATCGCATAACAACACACGAAAGTTATACAACTCACTTAAAGGTGAAGCGAAGGTTTATGCTAAAGGTTACTTCTTGAACTTTCAGATGGAAGAGTACGGTAACTATCAAGACAAAGGGGTGAGAGGTAAACGTTCTAATTCAAGAGCGCCAAAGTCACCATACAAGTTCGGTAGCGGAACAGGAGCAAAGGGAGGATTGACCGAAGGAATACAACGATGGGTTAAAGCACGTAAGTTTCAGTTTAGACAACGTGACCCCGAAACAAAGAAGTCAACAGGTAAATTTTTATCGTACGAGCAAACTGCATGGATAATTACAAGGTCAATTTACGCGAAAGGATTACGACCAACTTTGTTTTTTACTAAACCATTTGAAGCAGCGTACAAAAGACTTCCACAAGAATTAGTCAATGATTTAAAAATAGATTTAGAAAAGATTTTTAATTACTCAATTAAACAACCGAAATGATTAGAGCAAGGTCACCGTATATTATTAGTATCAATGAAGCAAGTCAGGTAAGTACAAAGATTGAATTGTTTATCAGCTTCGGTGCTTTAGGTTCAACTCCTACTTTAAGCTATACACTTAGTAAGGCAATTCCTGCATCAAATGCTCCAACAACTTACTATGACATTGCACCCTACATTCGTGAATACTTTGACCACACGGCATACAGTAACGTTACAAGTTTAACGGCCGCAGTTAGTTATACGTGTGTTGATAAACTAAATGTTAGAGTAAAGAGATATAAGACCGTTGGCAATACTGAGTCATTAATTGATACAACTGACTACATTGCAACGGATGGATACTCAGAGTTTGCCGATAGTGTTAATTATAACGGTGGTAATTACTTATTAGACCAAAAAAACTATTATTATCATAGTGGCGCAAACGCTGGGTTTATTATGCTTTACGCTGCATCATCTGATAAGATAAGATGGACAAATGTTACCGACGGAATTGTTTATTTAAGCGCTTCTTTAGGTTTAGGTTTTTATTACGTGCCACGTTGTTATAACTCGGAGTTTACAAAAGAGTATAAGGTAGAACTATTAAACAGCTCAAATGTAGTTCAAGCGACCTGGACATTTTACCCTGTTGAAGAATGTTTATACACACCTGTAAAGGTTGACTTCATAAATAAATATGGTGCGTTCCAACGTGAGTTTTTCTTTAAGGCTTCAAACGATAATATCGAAGTGACTAACAAAGATTATAACTTAATGCAACCGTATAATTATAGCTTAACAGGAGGTCAAAGAACAACGTATAACCAAAATGGAACGCAAACTATAAAGGTAAATTCAGGATGGGTTGAAGAGGACTTCAAAGACAATTTAAAACAAATGATGCTAAGTGAAAAGGTGTTAGTAGACGAAAAGCCTGCGATACTTAAAACTAAATCAATTGAACTAAACAAGTCGATTAATACAAAACAGATTAATTATAGTTTGGAATTTGAATTTGCGTATGATTTAATTAATAGCATTGTATAATGAGACAGGTAGACGTATATATAGAAGTGATCGCGGATTCAGGCAACTATGAAAAGTTAGAGTTATTTAACGATGAAGAAATACAAATTAATAGCTCAATCCAAAACGTTCAAGACTTAGCAAAGGTTTACACTGATTTTACTCAGTCGTTTACAATTCCAGCATCTCCACGTAACAACAGATTGTTTGAACATTTTTATCAAAGCGATGTAAATGCAAATGACAACCCTAATATCAGAAGGAACGCATTTATCGAAATAGGAACGATACCATTTAGGAGTGGTAAGATATCAATTGAGAGTTCAAACGTTGTTAAAGGACGTGTTGAAAGCTATTCTATTACGTTTTACGGGGATTTAACGAGCTTAAAGGATAAGTTTGGGGATGACACTCTAAAAGATTTAGATTTAAGTGTATATAGCGAACAATATAACGGAAATGCAGTAAGAACAAGTATCACAACAAACAATGCTTTATCTCATATTCGTTACCCTTTGATTTCAGCTAATAGGCTATGGAGTTATGGGGATGGCTCAAACACGGACATAAGTAATAGCAGTTACCCTATTGTTTACACTGAATTATTTCCTGCATTACGTGTAAAAAAGATATTTGACGCTATACAAACAAAATATAACGTATCGTTTAACTCAAATTTTTTCAATCAAAAAGTATTTACTAATTTATTTTTATGGTTAAAGAATGCGAAAACGATGCAAGTTTTGACCGAAACAGTGCAATTAACTGTTGATGACTTGCAAGTAAATGACGGTAGTAGGGTAAACACTACAACTGACACGGTGGATTTAAGTAATACGGAAGGTGTTTTTGTATACGCTCAAGGGCTTACAAATATACCGACAGCAAAATTATATTTAGATGTTTACGTAAACAATAGTTTAATAAACACATTTGAGCTAAAAAGCACGGGTGTTTACAGGGATAACCAGATTATACCACGCACGACTTATAACGGTACTAACATAATGAGCTTTAAGCTTAGGGCTTCAGTACCTTGTACGGCAACGGTTGTGGGTATAAGAATTGAATTTAAGAGTATAGGTCAAAGTGTTTTTGCACCAATACAGGCAGCACAATTTAGATGCTTAAATAAAACTTTTTCATTTGCAACTGTTGACCCAACTGTCTATGCTCCTAACATTAAAGTTAGCGACTTTGTTAGTGGAATATTTAAAATGTTTAATCTTACTTGTTACGCTACATCAGTAGATAATTTTCAAGTGGAACCGTTAGACGATTGGTATTCAAAAGGTGCAGTTGTTGATATTACAGAATATGTGGATACGGATGAAATAACAATAGAGCGCCACAAACTTTACAAAGAGATTTCATTTGATTACGAAAAGTCAGAAAGCTTTTTAAATCAAGAATATTTTGATTCACAAACAAACGCACCTAAAGAGTTTGGAAGCTATAAAGAAACAAATTCAAATTATGATGGTGGTGAATATAAAATAGATATTCCATTTGAAAACATTAGATTCTCAAAAGAATTAACAAGTAATGTAAATGAGCCACCAACAGCGTTTATTCTAAATGAAAAGACTTCAAATGAAGCGTATGACAATAAACCTATATTGTTGTATTACAATGAGAATTCTGTTTCAACTTCTTTTTATTTTGATACTGGAGGGTCAACAGCAATAGTTAATAGTTACAAACCATTAACAAACCAAACAACATATAACAATGCTGTTTATTCAAATCATTTTGCAGTTGAAGGTAGCCCATTTGACGCGACTTACATTACAAATACTTTGTACTCACAATACTACGATAGCTATTTAAAAAACCTATACAACCAAAAAAACAGACTAACAAACGTTAAAGCATTGTTCCCAATTTCATTACTTACATCTTTAAAGTTAAATGACCGTTTGATTATTCGTGACAAACGTTATATCATTAATGAGATGAAAGTAAACCTAACAACGGGAGATGTGGATTTGTCATTGATAAATGATTTTAGAGCTGTTGCTAATATTAATATTCCTATACAGTCGAATGTTCAGAGTGTTGTTGAAGTATCTTTCTTACCAAAAGGAGAACAGGTTTTTGAATATCAAACAGTCCACCCAACATTAGGATTGATAACGCAAACCATAACAACTGATATAGATGTTTTAGCTGTTATTACAATACCTGCAAACACAACGGGACTGCCTGTTGATTGGCCAATAACACGAGACAACGAACCATACTTAACAATTTACCAAGATGCTTAATACAATTATACAACTATTGAAGTCGGGTGACTTCTACGGTCAAAGCGAAATTATAGACATCGCTAAAGGCAAATATAAACTTACTAATTCGGTGCGTGAAAGCTACAAACAGGCCAAACGTGAGTTATACTTAAAACAAGCTACAACATGGCAGAAAAGAAAATAATAGAGTTAGAGGTTAAGAATAATTTAGGTTCGCTTAAATCACAGCTTAGAGAGGCACAGGCTGAAGTAGCTAAGTTATCGGAGCAGTTCGGTGTGACTTCTAAAGAGGCAGCCAATGCAGCGAAAAGAGCGGCGGAACTAAAAGACCAAATTGAAGATGCAAAAGCCTTAACAGATGCCTTTAACCCTGATGCGAAATTTAAAGCTTTATCTTCATCGTTGGGAGGTGTTGCAAGTGGTTTCGCTGCCTATCAAGGCGCTTTGGGTTTAATTGGTGTTGAAAGCAAAGAAGTTGAAGCTCAACTTTTGAAGGTTCAGAGTGCTATGGCTTTAGCTGAAGGGTTGCAATCTTTAGGAGGCTTAAAAGATTCAATGATAGCATTAGCTTCTGTTGTTAAAAACCAAGTTGTAACAGCATTTGCTACGTTAAAAGGAGCGTTAATGGCTACGGGTATTGGATTAGTTATCGCAGCTATTGGGACGGCTATTTATTTAATGGATAAGTACAACGATGAGATAGAAGATAATATTCAAAAACAAAAACGGTTAAATGAAGAGAATAAAAAATATGCTGAAGAATTAGGTAAAGTTGCTGATGCAAGACAAAAGGAACGTAACGCATCAAAAGGAGGTTTAAATGATAAAGAAAGAGAGTTACAATTATTAAGAGCAAGAGGTGCGAGTGAGCAAGATATTTACAAAAAAGAAAAAGAAATAATTAATAAACGAATATTTGACCAAAATGTGTTGTTAAACACTTTTATTGGAAATAATGCTGCTGAAAGACAAAAAAGATTAGAAGCTCAAGAGAATTTAAAGAACTTATATGCTGAGTCTAAATCTTTAGATGCGTCTTACAATAGACAATTAAGAGAAAACCAACAAGAAAGAATACAAGACGCACAAGAAAAAAGACAGAAAGCAAACGAAAAACAATTACAAGCTGAAAAAGATTTCTATGATAATCAAGCAAAGATGCTTGAAGAAGCCGAAAAAAATACGTTAAAGAAAAAAGAATTAGAAGACCCTACAAAGAAAGCTATTCGAGACGCTCGTAAATTGATGGAAGCGCAAAATGTTATTAATGAAGAAAAAGTAAAACAAATTGAAGCTCATAACGAAGCCGAATTAAAGTTAGAAGAAGATAAAAACAGAAAGAAACAAGAATTAACAGCAATGTCTTTTGATGTTATTAGGAGTGTTGCAGATTTATTCGCACAAGGAAACGAAGCAGACCAACGTAAAGCGTTTCAATTAAACAAGGCAGCAAGTTTAGGGAATGCAATTGTCAACACTGCTCAAGGGGTTACAGCTGCATTAACTCAAGTACCTTTATTCCCCGGTGCGCAAATTATACAGGCAGGTTTAGTAGGTACATTAGGAGCTTTGAACATCGCAAAGATAGCTAACACACAATTTCAAGGCGGCAACAATGCAGGAGGAGGCAACACACCAATAGCAAGCGCACCACGTACACCGTCCTTTGACATTATACAAGCGCAACCACAAATGCAGTTAGGAGCATTACAACAACAACCAATTAAAGCTTATGTAGTGAGCGGTGAAGTATCGACAGCGCAAGCCTTAGATAGGAATAGAGTAAGAAATGCAACATTTTAATCAAAGTTAAGTTATAAAGATATGCAGAACATAGAGCTAACAATTAAAGACGATGAACAAGGGGTTTTCGCAATTTCACTTGTAGACCGCCCTGCCATAGAAGAAACTTTTATTTACTTAAGTGAAATAAGCGTTGAACTAAAGGTAACCAACGACGAAAAGAGGGAAGTTGTAGGACTTGCATTGGTACCTAATAAACAGATATTAAGACGTATTAAGGATAAGGAGTTTACGATATCGTTTAGTGAAGAAACAATCGCTAAGGTTCAAGAACTCTATTTAAAAAAGAATTATAATAACAACGTAACAGTTGATCATGATCATAATGTTGACGGTGTTAGTTTAATCGAGAGTTGGATAGTTGAGGACGAGAAAAACGATAAATCTAACATTTATAAATTAGATGCTGTTAAAGGTTCATGGGTTGTTAAGATGAAAGTTTATAATGAAGAGGTGTGGCAACAAATCAAAGACGGTAAATTTAAAGGATTTAGCATCGAGGGGAAGTTTGATGGGTTAGACCAATTGGAAGCTGAAAGCCACGAAGATATAATAAACGAAATTAAGGAACTTTTAAAACAAATATAATTATGCCAGTTACACAAATTGACACTACGCAAACTATTAATAACGCAACATGGAGGGTGCAACCTGATGTTATCACATCTGAAAGCGGAATAGTAAAAGAAAACGGTACTATTCACTACATTGATGGTAAGTTGAAATACCATGCTGATGGTGTGATTAAAGAGGTAGGAGTTGGAACGGACTATGCTATGCCTGTTACTGATGTTATTACCATGCTACCGGGCGGTGGGTTAGGTTCGGGATTTGATAAATATTTATACTTATCTGGAGGTGTTGTCACTTGGAATGGTGATTCTTGGTCATATATTTACGAAAACGCAACCGTTGGGGTTGGGACGTTAGTGTTATCAACAAGAACTAACACTACATATAGATGGTCGGGTTCTGCATGGCAAGTGTACACACAACAAACTATTCTTGATTTAACGTTAGCACGTAAAACAGACGATTATACATTGACAGCTGTAGACAACGGGCAAGTAGTTGAAATGAACAAAGCAACAGCAAACACTTTGACTGTACCTTCAGGAGTTTTTTCAGCAGGTCAACAAGTTTTAATCACACAATACGGAGCAGGTCAAACGACAATTGCAGCGGGTGCTGGTGTAACGTTAAGAAGTTCGGGAGGTAAATTGAAGTTAACTAACCAATACGCAACAGCTACATTAATTTTTATTAGTGCGAGTGAGGCTTATGTTTCGGGTAATTTAACAGCATAACATGACTGAGTTTAATAACAAAATAACTCCTTCATTCATAAGATTTAGAGCAGTCACTACCGTTAGCGATAGTGACTCTTTATTTTTACAACCTATTGGCGAAATACCGAACAGAATATCAATGTTACAATTCAAAAACTATTTAGGGGATGAAGATAACGGAATTCTATTTGGTGGAACATGTGCAGATGAAGACGTTTATAAAATAATCGGAGGCGTTGGAGCAAGTATTAATTCAGACATATACAATTTATGAGCGATATAACAAAGAGAATAATAATAAAAAAAGGCAGTGGTATTGCAACTGTACCAAGTAGCTCAGACCATAGGGATGGCACGTGGTTAGCTACGGACATTTACATGGGTGAATTCTATATGAACACTGTTAACGGTAAGATATACACACGTACAGCAAGTGGTATAGAAGAGATTATTTATGATGTTGCAGATTTTGAAGTTTTAGCAAATAAAGCGACTGATTTCACTACTATAAACAACACAAAGTATCCAACTACTCAGGCAGTAGAAAATCAAATTGATGCTAAATTATTAGCTGAGAACTATTGGACAGTTAAAAGTGATGAAATTGCAAGGGGTTACAGAGCGCAACATAACTCAACAACGGTATTATCCGAAAATATTGCAGTTGGAACACTACAAGGTACAGCAACTGCGGTGGCGGTGTCAACAACATCTATACAAACTAAAAAAACAAGGTTAAAAATTGGAGTTTCAACACCTGCATTAAATGGTATTTGTGGCTATAGGTCAACAAGTGCGTTCAATATTATTGGTACAGGATGGAAATTTTGTGTAGGTTTTGGTGTAAGTGACACTGGTTTTAACACAAACGCGCGTCAATTTTATGGAATGACAGCAACAACAGCATCTTTGGGATTATCTTCTACTGTTACAGTTGAAAGTTTGTTAAATATTATTGGTATTGGTTCGGACGCTGCAGATACTAATTTGCAAATATTTCATAACGATGGGTCAGGTACAGCTACAAAGATAGATTTAGGCTCAAACTTTCCTGCAAATAGAACAAGTGGTGCAGTTGCTTCTGATTTCTTTGTGTTTGAAATGTACAACCCATTTGATTCTATGAATGTATATTACAAAGTTTCATCTTTAGAAAACAACGTGACAGTTGAGGGTACAATCACAACTAATTTACCAAGTGATACAACGCCAATAACTATGCAAGCGGTTAGAACTTCGGGATCATCTTCAAACGCTTGTAGCTTTGATATTAGTCAATTAACTTTAAATTGTTTGTCATGATAGAGGTAATAACAGAAGTAAGGGGAGCTTACACTTATGTAGAAAGTAGCTACTCAAATATAATCAGAGTAGGAAATGAAGTTTTGAATGCTGATGTAACAACCGAAATAACAGCACAGGAAACTATCATTAATGATTATATCTAATTTACAACAACACTCCTAAATCAAGGTTATATAATTATGAATGAAGTCAAGTACATTTTAGAGCAAATCAGGAAGACAAAGATAACGGTGCTAATTATAATTCTACTTGCTTTCATTCTTTTTTATTACAAGTCATTGGTTACTCAAGTAGTGGTTAAAAAAATTGAAAGTGTTGACGAGGTGAAAAAAGACATTAATAACAATGTTTTGATTCAGCAAATGCTTAACGAATTGATGCTAAAATATAAAGCTGACAGGGCTTATATCTTCCAATTTCACAATACAATAAAATACTACGATGGTACGCATAGAAACCATCAATCAATGACGTTTGAAGTTTGCAATAATGGTATTAGCTCGGAAGCGCATAATTTACAGAATATTCCCGTTAGCTTATACCCTTTGTTCTTACAACAAATCATGTTAGAAAGAATGAACTATTGCGACGTGAATAGCATTAAAGAGCAGACTACAAAAGCATCTTTATTAAGACAAGGAATTCAATCGATATGTATAGCACCGTATTTTAAGAAAGGAAATTTTGTGGCTTATATCGGTTTAGACTTTGTAAAAGAAAACAAGTGTACAGAGATTGATTTTAAGGAGTTTAAAGAGTTTACAAACGAAATAGGTAATATATTAATGTTATGAGAAAAGGCGGAAAAAAAGGTTGTCAATGTAAAGATGGCACGTATTCAAAAGAGTGTTGTGATGGTCAATCTCAAGGGATTGGAAGCACAGAACAACAGTCAATTGCGATAGTAAACCATACTATTGAAGTGAAACAAATTACAACAGAAAGAGGTTAAATAAGTTATTAAAGAAAAACGTTTATGAATAAAGAAATAAAAGATGCGTTGAGAACTATCAAGACATTTTTAGGAATGGAAGTTAAGTTGGAGCAAATGAAGTTAGTCGATGGTAACACGGTAATCGAAGCAGATTCTTTTGAAGCTGGAGCGAGTGTTATGATTTTAGTGCCTGATAGCGAAGCGGTGCCTTTGGAGGTTGGTAAGTACGAACTTGAAGACGGTCGTTTACTTATCGTTGAAGAAAAAGGAATGATTGCAGCGATTGAAGAGATGCCAAAAGAAACTGAAGAGGAAGAGATGCCAGTAGAGGCTGATGTAACTCCTGAAGTTGAAGTAAAGCAACCGAAAAAAGTTGTGTCAATCACTGAGCAACACTTTTCAGAAATGAAAGCAAAGATTGAAGAGCTTGAAACTAAGTTAGCATCATTGGAAGTAAAAGAGGAAGAGCAACCAACTGACATCGTTGAGTTCAAAGCTGAAGAACCTAAACCAATTCAATTCAATCCTGAGAATGTTAACCCAATTGAGCATATGGATTTAGCGACAAACACAGGTAAATCAACAAGAGATAAAATTTTAGAAGAAGTATATAACAACAAATAAACAAATAAAAAATGGCTACAACTGCAAACATTACTACATCATATGCTGGACAAGATTCTAAGCTATGGGTAAAAGCTGCTTTATTAAGCGGTAACACATTGGCAAATGGAGGAATGACTATCATTCCTAACATTGCTTACAAAACAACAATGTTTAAAATCGGAACGGACGATCTTTTAAAGAATGCTACGTGTGATTTTGATGCTACATCTACTGTAACACTTTCTGAAAGAAGTTTGACATTAGAGCAATTTCAAGTTAATTTACAATTGTGTAAAAAAGACTTTTTACCAACATGGCAAGCTGAAGAAATGGGTTTCAGCGCAAACAAAGTTTTGGCAAAATCATTTGTTGATTACTTGTTAGCTTACATCACTGATAAAGTTGCTTCATCTGTAGAGGTTTCTATTTGGAGAGGTACAAATGCAACAGCGGGTCAAATTGACGGTATTTCTACTTTGTTAGCTGCTGACGCTGCGTTACCAACTGCGAATGAAGTTGCTGGTTCTTCTGCTATTTCTGCTGCATCTACGGTAATTGCTGAATTAGGTAAAATTGTAGACGCTATTCCTGCTGCGTTATACGGTTCACCTGACTTGAAAATATACGTTCCTCAAGGTGTTATGAAGGCTTACATTAGAGCGTTAGGTGGTTTTTCAGTAGCTGCTACATCAAACTCAGGTACAGATGCTAAGGGGACACAATGGTATAACGGTGGTGCTTTAACTTTCGATGGTATTCCAATTTTCGTTGCTAACGGATTGGCTGCTAACACTGCTATCGCTGCTGAAACTTCAAACTTGTTCTTCGGCTGCAGTTTATTAAATGACACAAATGAAATCGCGCTTTTGGACATGGCACCGATTGACGGGTCGCAAAATGTACGTTTTGTATTGAGAGCCGGTATGGCAGTTAACTATCATTCTGTATCAGATATCGTGACTTACAACATCCCGAATTCAGCTAACTAATTAACTAATTAATAACCAATTAAAGGGAGGGTATATTCCCTCCTTTTTTTTTAAACTTTAAATTTATGGCTTGTAATTTAACAATAGGAAGAGCAGAAGCATGTAAAGAGGCAATCGGAGGACTGAAAGCTGTATACTTCATTAATTACCAAATCTTACCTGCAGATGTTACTTTCTCAAATGACTTAATAACAGCAGTAACAAACGTTGACAACTTGTACAAATATGAGTTAAAGTCAAACGAAAACGTATTTGACCAAGAAATAGTATCGAGCCGTGAAGCTGGTACAACTTTCTTTAGACAAACGTTAACGATTAAGTTGAAAAAACAAGACGCAACGACTCACAAAGAGGTCAAATTATTGGCTTACTCAAGACCTCACGTCTTAGTAGAAAATAACAATGGTCAATTCTTTTTGATGGGATTGTTTAGAGGAGCTGATTTAACGGCGGGAAGTATCAATTCGGGCGGGTCGCTTGCAGATTTTTCAGGTTACAGCTTGACATTTACTGCTGAAGAGGCTTTACCAGCACCATTCACGGATATTACAAGCTCAGCGACAATTGTTTCTGATTGTTTCACAGGTGCAACAATTGTAACTGCTTAACCATGGCTTGCTTAATAACAGCAGGACGTTTAGAGCCTTGTAAGGATAGTCTTGCAGGGCTTACAAACGTTTATTTTATTAACGAGGATATAACGCCAAACTTTATATATAAAGAAAATACACCGATGGTTAATCAGTGGGACTACCTATTAGACAATGATTTTAATGAGTCAATTGATTATTTAAACGGAATAAATTCTTTATATAAGTTTGAGTTGAAATCTAACGAAAATGTTTACGACCAAGAGATAGTGACATCACGTGAAAACGGTACTACTTTCTTTCGTCAAACATTGACTATAAAGCTAAAAAAACAGGACATTGCAACACATAACGCTGTCAAAACTTTAGCGTATGCAAAACCGAGAATTTTAGTTGAAAACAACGAGGGTCAATTTTTCTTAGTTGGACTACTTAGAGGTTGTGATTTAACGGCAGGAAGTATAAATAATGGTGGTGCGCTTTCAGAATTTAATGGTTATTCCTTGACTTTCCAAGCTGAAGAGCTTTTACCGTCACAATTCGTGCCTTTGGGGACAAATGCTTTTTACGACAACTTAAACAACGATGATTTTCCAAAAACTTTATCTACGATTGTAACAAGTTAATTTACGGAGGGGTTTAAAACGCCCCTCTTTTTTTTTGCAACAAAAACACTAATTTTTAGTTATACTATTATATGATAGTACTAACTACTTCTACAAGTCCACAAACGGTTTATTTTATCCCTCGTGAAGGCACGGGAAACTCCGATAAGATATTTCTTACAGACGAACAAACAAACGTCACCACAACTATTAATATTACTACCTACGCAAGTGGTGACTATTACCACACTGCGACCGCTACATTTGCGTTAATAGAAGGACATACGTATATTTGTAAAATTGGAAAAACAAACGACATTCGATTTTATGGACGTGTATTTTGCACAGACAATCCAAGCTCAAATTTCACACAAACGGTAACAACCAACGAATTTATAATTTATGAATAATATTATACAATTATCATCCTATACAGCGCCCGTAATTGTTGAGAATAACAAGAATGAGTGGGTGGAATATGGTGAAGATAACAACTACTATCAATTTTTAATTGACCGATATAGCAATTCAGCAACCAACAACGCTGTAATTAATAACATTTGTCGATTAATATTTGGCCAAGGGTTAACAGCTACGGATAGCGCAATGAAACCAAATGAATGGGCGCAACTATTATCTATTCTTAAGGAAGATGATTTAAGACGTATTATATTCGATTTGTACGCACTTGGTCAATGTGCCTTACAGATTCATTACGACAAAGGACATAAAGCGATTACAAGGGCTTTTCACACACCTATACAATTATTAAGACCTGAGAAGTGCAACCAAGACGGTGATATTGTAGGTTATTATTATTCCGACAATTGGAGCGACCCAAAGAAGTATGTACCTAAAAGATTCGATTCTTTTGGAACTTCAAAAAAAGAAGTTGAAATTTTATACTTAGCGCCTTATAGTGCTGGAATGAAATACTTTTCAAATGTAGATTATCAAGGGGGAATTGATTACGCTTTATTAGAAGAGAAAATAGCGGAATACCTTATAAATGAGGTTAGTAACTCTTTTGCTCCTACAAGTATCGTAAATTTTAACAATGGTACCCCAACGGACGAGATGAAGGATGAAATTTCAGCTCAAGTAATTAGTAAGCTTACAGGTTCAAAAGGGAAGAAAGTTGTAATATCATTTAATGAAAATGAGAATACAAAAACAACGGTTGATACAATACCATTGCAAGACGCTGCAGACCATTATTCTTATTTGAGTGATGAATCAACAGCTAAAATATTACGTAGCCACAATATAACTACACCATTGTTATTCGGTGTGACTTCAGCAAGTGGGTTCAGTTCAAATGCTGATGAGATGAAAACGGGTGCGATGTTGTTTGAAAATATGGTTATAAAGCCAAAGCAACAAATGATAGTTGAAATGATTAAAAAGATACTTTCGTTTAATGGTGTATCGCTTAACCTTAGATTCAAAACTTTAAATCCGTTACAAGGGGATGAACCACAACCTGTACAAGAGGTTAAAATGAGTGCTCAAGATGAGTTAGACGTTGCGAAATATGGTGAAGACATTGATTTAGATGAATGGGTATTAGTTGATAGTAGAGAGGTTGATTATGATTTAGAGGATGAATTAGATGCAGAGCTTGAAAAACTTAACAACCCTACAACACTTTCTAAGGTTTTAAACTTTGTGAAAACGGGGACAGCAAGACCAAACGCAAACAGTATTCAAGATGGTAAACTTTTCAAACATCGTTACAGATATACAGGTGACACAACTGAAAAATCCCGTTTGTTTTGTAAGAAAATGATTCAAGCTAATAAGGTTTATCGTAAAGAAGACATTGTTAGAATGAGTAGTGAGATTGTAAACCAAACACGTACACGTACAGATGGTACAGTTGGTGGTTTAGGGCCGCGTGGAGCTACAACATACGATATTTGGTTATACAAAGGCGGTGGAGCATGTCACCATAAATGGGTGAGAGAGACGTATTTAAGAAAGTCAGATGTTAACTCCCCAATAGCTAAAAAGTTTATGAAGGAGTTTAAACCATCAATTGCTCGTAAACAAGGGGAGATTGTACCCGTGAACGATAAAAGAGTATACACACGACCGATTGATATGCCTAATAAGGGATTTTTACCTAAATAATTTTAAGACATGGCAGAAGCACTATTAATATCAAAAAAAGACTTACAAGAATACACTTCTTTAAACGCAAATACAGACGTTGATAAAGTTATTCAATTTGTATTGGTGGCACAAAACATTTGGATTCAACAATACACGGGCAGTAAGCTATTGGATAAGATAAAAACGGATATTACCAACAATACTTTATCGGGTAATTATATAACCCTTGTAAGGTCGTATTTAAAGCCTATGTTGATACATTTTACAATGGTTGAATACTTACCTTTTTGCGCTTACACAATTTCTAATAAGGGTATATATAAGCACCAATCTGAGAACAGCGAAATCGTATCGAAAGAAGAAGTTGATTACTTAATCGAAAAAGAAAAACGCATAGCTGAAAGTTACTCACAAAGGTTTTTAGACTATATTTGCAAAAACAATAGCTTATTCCCTGAGTACACAACCAACGAGAATGGAGATGTATATCCGCAGCATAATAACTATCTAACAAATTGGTATTTATGAAGAAAAAAAAAGAGTATAAACCAAAAGAGGAAAATATAATTAAACTTAAAATCTATTTAAATGATATTAGCAAACCACGGAATAATAAGTAGTAGCGGAGGTGTTTTGTACGATGCTGACGCGCTTGCATTTATGACAGCCGCATCTATTACCGACAACACTCAAAAAACAGCAGTTAACACACTTGTAACTGATTTAAAGACGTACAACATTTGGACTAAAATGAAAGCAATTTATCCATTTGTTGGTGGTAGTGCAACGAGTCATAAATGGAATTTAAAAGACCCAAGAGATTTAGATGTAGCATTTAGATTAACATTTAATGGTGGTTGGACTCATAGCGCAACTGGAGCTTTACCAAACGGGACGACTGGTTATGCAGACACCTATTCAAGCCATATAACTGATAATAGTTCTATTTGGTACTATTCCAGAACAAATAACACAACAAATTCCATAGAAATGGGGGTATATAATAACCCTTATTCTGACACGTTAATACATGGATATTTTAACACACTGACTAATTTAGGTATTAAAGCCAATACGGGTGGCTATGTATTATACACTTCAACAACATCAGCTGGTTTTTTTGGCGCTAACAGAACATCTAATGTACTATTAAATGGATGGCACAATGGTGTTAAAAAAGGAACAAATACAAATGCATCATCATTAGATGCGATAACTAAAAGTATATGGTTGGGTGGTTATAACTCAAATGCTGGTCTTGCAGCTCCATCTAATAAAGAAGCAGCATTTGCATCAATTTGCGATGGTTTAACAGACACTGAAGCAGAAAACTTATACACAGCAGTTCAAGAATTTAACACAACTTTATCTCGTCAAGTATAATGAAAGTAAGACAATTAACAATAGAGCAAAAAAACACTTTAGTAGGTCAAACCTATGACGGTGTTCAATTTTTCAACCCTACATTAGATGCTAACGGCGTATGGTTTATTTCAAATGAAGAGTATTTTAACTGCACAACGGATATACTATTCGGTTGGACTTTGCCCGAAATAGACTATAACCCAGTAATAACAGAATTACCGTAATGAAGCGTAAGTTCTACTAGGGACAAATAATTAACAATAAAGTCGTTAAAACAGTATGGAGCGACTCAAGTAATCACATATTATTATATACAGATGGAAGTTTTGAAGTCATTAAAAAATAGATGGAACGCACCAACACCCGACTTTTGGAAGCGTGTGCAAAGTGTTGGAATAGCAATCGGAGGAATAGGAGCGGTGTTAATCGCTCCGCCTTTTGGTTTAGCAATTGCGCCTTATATGGTTGCAGTTGGTTCAGTAGCAGGAGTGTTATCACAATTGACAGTAGATGAGCAACGTTAAGAATTACACAGATAAACAGATACTTGATAGAGTAAAAAGTTTAAAATCATTTAAATCAATTCCTGTTGGTTATTGGATAGTTGGTGTAAGGTCAAACGAGGACGCACCAAACAAGTACGATGATAAGTTTTACTTATTCAATGGTGATCAATTTGTGAAAGTTGTTACAGGAACTACTAACCCTGGTACACCAATATTACAAGGAGGCTATCTTAAGTACAACAAGGTAGGTGCAGCAGTTGTTAAATCAAACGAATGGTATTACGATGTTTGGAAGTTTGGATTGCATCAAGGTAAGATGCCCGCATTACGTCAAGTTGGTAACTTCATCGTATACCGTGACGGTGATAAAGATGGTAAAAGTGAAGAAATAGGATTGCCAATCGTTGGAAGTGGTTACGGAATCAACTTTCATACGATTTCAAATGATTTATCAGTTAGAATTGTTGGCGAGAATATTGGTAACTATTCAGCAGGTTGTCAAGTATGCAATAATGTAGAGCAGTATAGAATGATAATTAACATGGTTAAAAATCAAAATCGTGTTACATATTGTTTATTGGAGGAATTTTAGTATCTTTATAAAAAAAAAGATGAACAATATTTACTACATATACTTCCATATTAATCCATTAACCAATAAGGTTTTTTACGTTGGTAAAGGAAAATTAAAAAGAGCTTTTGACAGAAGAAAAAGAAGTGATTATTGGAATAATGTAGTTAATAAATACGGATATATAGTAGATATTGTTCACTCTAATTTAAGTGAGGAAAAAGCATTTGAATTAGAAATAATGTATATCAAAAGATTTGGAATTAAAAATTTAGTAAATTCAACTATTGGAGGAAGTGGTGGAGATACAATAAGTTTAAATCCAAATAGAGATATTATAGTTGAAAAACAAAAAAAGTATGCTAATGATAATAGAGAATTATTATCTAAAAGAGCAAAAGATGCGTGGACTCCCGAGTTTAGAAAAAATCAAATAGAAAAACAAAGTAAAAATCCTTTAATGGCTATTGATTTAGAAACAGGATTTCCAATCTTTGCTATTAATTCAAAAGATTTATCTGAACAATTAAAAGTTAAGCATTCTACATTAAGAACTGCTAAATGCTACAACTATAATTTAAAGCATAGATACATAATAAAAGAGGATTTATTAGAAGAATTTTAGTATATTTACAATGTGTTTTGTAGCGGTTAAGAAATTAATCGCTTTTTTTTTGCTTAAAAGTTTGCGCATTAATAATAAATGTTTAAATTTGTAACATAATTAAAAACATAAACACAATGGAAGCAACAATTTTAACCAACTTAAAAGACAGCAGAGGTGTAGTTGAAAGTAGATTCAATGAGCTAAATGTTGTTTTTTCAAAGCAAGATTTTTTTAAAGTAGTTTTTGACCACTTTGAAAACTTAAGCAAAATAATGATAAACAAGATTTTAAAAAGTAACACACTATTTGCTACCGAGTTACATAAGGCTTGCGAAAAAGCTGAGTATAAAGCACATGAAGTAAATAGAAAGAGTAATTTTAACATGATGATTAAAAATCAAAAAACAAACACATACAACGGATGAAAACAGCAGATTTAATTGAAAGTCAAATTACCGAAATCAGAGAGTTTTTTGGCTATGGCAACAAAAGCGAAAAAATTCCTTACTCGGAGGAGCTTGTAACAGAAACACAGAAAGTAGTCGGCGAAAATTATTTATTCATTTTAAAAATTATGGGATATGAAGCACGCTAAGAAATTAATATACGCATTGATTTGCATTATCATTGTTGGATTTGTAAATCAATATTGGAACGCATCGACTGCATTTTGGATTGGATTTGGATTATTTGGTTGGACATTAACAGGATTAAGCTATGAAAAAGATAATAAATAAAATATTTAACGTTGATACGCTAATCATTCCCTCAGACGTTGATTTTACAAAGATTGACAGCGATAGTGTATACGCATCGTTTGAAGAGCTTAGAGAACGTTTATATATTAATGACGGGCTTGTTTATAGTGAAGATGGTGACCGCATCTGCACAACAATGGAGTTAGAGCAGTTTGATGAGTTTGCAGAACTAAACAAATGTATTACGTGTAGCGGATCAGGTGAGTACATGGTGACCGATTACGATCAAGATGCACCATTTCAAAACATTTTAATAAATTGCTATTGTGAGAAGCCCTACGAGTTATGAATATATTTACGAGCGTGTACGTAATATGTTGGAATCAGGTTGGATTCAGTTAGACATCGCAAAACATTTAAATTTACCCGTATCTGTTGTCGGTCACGCAATAGCAAAATGGGAAGGAAAAAAGTATATAACAAGCCTATATTTTGGCTACAAAAACGAAGCATACAATGAAGAAGATTACATTTATAAAACCCCTACTTATGACGAGCTTTCTGATGATGAGCAAGCTATCTATCGGTCAATTGAGTTTACAGCAAATCAAGGACAAAGGGATAAAACATCCTGAGATTGTTTACGCACAATACAGGCTTGAAACAGGAAACGGTAAGAGCAGAGCATTTCGAGAGTACAACAACGCGTTCGGATTCACGTTAAAAGGCAAATTAATGCGATTTAAGAGCGTTACTGAGTGCGTGGAGTATTACAAGACGTGGCAGGATAAAAGATACGTTAAAGGGGATTATTACGTATTCTTGCAGAAAATAGGATATGCGGAAGAGGAAGGATATATTCAAATGTTAAAACAATTTTAAGTATGCACTACAATTGGTAACCAACTAAACCGACCTAACAAGTCGGTTTTTTTATTGAAATGTACTTTTTAAAATCAATCTGTACTTACTTAAATAACTATAAAACAATATGTTAATGCAAAATAGTACGAGTACGAATTGAAATTCCCTATGCTGTATATATTACGGTACTATTATATATTTATTCATATAAAAAATATATTTATTCTTACCGCTTTTTTAAAAAAAAACAGCTAAAAAATGTGTTCGATTCGTACTATTGAGTATAATAGATTGATAAATAGACTTTTACACGCAACAGATTACGCAACAGATACAGTACGAATCGTAAATTATACATCTTATTTAGAATCGTTTTAAATTAGTGTTGTTTTTTATTTAAGTGTATTTAATTAAAATAATTGTTTATATTTGCATATCGAAGCATAGGAAACTCCGAAAAATATTTATTACAATTAAATTAAAAGCTATCTGATAAAGGTTTTCCTATGCACCTTTTGACGATGGCTTTTTGATTTAAAAAAAAAATATGAACATTCAAGAAATTTGGAAGGACATCCCGGGATACGAAGGATTGTATCAAGTTAGTAATTTTGGTAGAGTAAAATCGTTTAAGAATAAAACAGAAAAGATTTTAAAACTAAGTATTTGTTCTCATGGTTATTATGTTATTACAATTAGGACTTACAAAAAAATAAGAGTCCATCAATTGGTAGCTATGGCTTTTTTAAACCATAAACCAAATGGATATAAAAAAGTAATTGACCATATTAATTCTGATAAATTAGATAACAGAGTTGAAAACTTACAAGTTGTTTCTCAAAGGTTTAATACTAGTAAAAGACAAGGTGTTTTTACAAGCAAGTACACAGGTGTTAGTTGGTTAAAAGACAGAAATAAATGGAGGGTTCAAATAAATATAAATGGTAAAACAACATATTTAGGAGCATTCAACTGCGAATTAGCGGCAGCATTAGCATATCAAAACAAATTAAAACAAATAACATGTTAGTAGACTTATATAAAGATGCCTATCAGAACACACCGATAGGAAGACCAAAAAACGTTTTGTTTTATTTAGATCGCATTAGAAATGGGGATAGCAAAAAAACAATTGAATTAGTAAGGTCAGAATTAGATTCAAAAAAGAAATCTAAAATCAAATTACAACTGCCTGCTGTTACATTTGCTGGTACATTTACCACAAGGTCGAAGGATAATTTAAAAAAGTCAAGTGGTTTATGTATATTGGATTTTGACAAACTTAAAAGCTATGATTTAGTTTTAGAATTAAAAGAAAAACTTAAAATTGATAATTATGTTTATTCAACATGGATAAGTCCTTCGGGAGATGGTTTAAAGGCTTTGGTTAAAATACCTTGTATAGAATCCAATGACGAATATAACAAATACTATAAATCAATTGTAAAGCATTTTGAATGGGTAAATGATAACTACGGCAGTGACACGATAGATACATCAGGACAGGACATTTCAAGACTATGTTTTGAATCATACGACCCAACAATTTACATTAATTTAGAATCTGATTTATATGTTGACTTTGAAAGAACTGAACTTGTTGAAATAAACAGTACTTTAGGAGTAGTTACAAATATTCCTTTAACAGACCAAGACCAAATAGCTAACAGGTTAATGGTATGGTTTAAGAAGTCTTATAACGGTGTAAATCGTAACAATTCCTTCCATAAATTAGCACTTGCATTTAATGATTTTGGAGTTGAAAGATTTATTGCAGAAAGGTATATCTTAGCGAATGAGCAAAAGGATTTTGATAGTAAAGAAATATTAGCATTAATAAACTCAGCTTATAAGCATACCGCTAACTTTGGGACAAAACAGTTTGAAGATAAGGTTAAATTGAAGACCATTTCAAATATGATTTTAGTTGGTAAGACAAACGACTATATTAAAAAATCATTTCCTGACTTAAGCGATGAGAAATTAGATGCTGAGATAAATGCACAAAAAAGTAAAATTGACGTTAACAAATTTTGGAGTCATAATGAGGAGGGGAAGTTAGTAGTGTCACACCACAAGTTTAAATTCTATTTAGAAAACAAAAACTTTTTTAAGCACTTTCCAATTGATAAATCAAAGACTTTTACTTTCATAACTAAGGAAGGTAATTTTGTTGACGAAGTAACAGAATTTCAAATTAAGGATCATGTACTAAACGAGTTGTTAAGTAGTGATAGTTTAGAGCCTTTTGATTTAGTGGCAGGTAGTACAAAGTCATTTACACCGCAATACTTATCAATGTTAGAAACCGCAAAATTTAACATTGAAGAAGATGCTTCTGACTTTGCAATTTTATACTATCGTAATTGTGTAATCAAAGTATTTAAAGATGGTTACCAAAAATTAAACTATGAAGACTTAAAAGGTTTTGTTTGGAAAAAACAAGTAATTGACCGTGACTTTATAGATGCAGACCACCACGATTCAGAGTTTAGGAGATTTCTTTGGTTAGCTTCATCACAAAACAAAAATAAATACGAAAGTTTAAAATCTGTCATTGGTTACTTGATGCACTCATACAAAACAAGTGCAAACAATAAAGCGATAATATTTAACGATGAAACAATTTCTGATAATCCTAACGGTGGATCGGGGAAATCTTTATTTTGGAATGCGTTGGGTAAAATGAAAAAAGTATCCGCAATAGATGGTAAAACGTTTGAATTTACTAAATCATTTCCTTATCAGTCTGTTCCTGTTGATACACAACTTTTAGTATTTGATGACGTTAAAAAGAACTTTCAATTTGAATCTTTATTCTCATTAATTACGGAAGGTATTACTTTAGAATACAAAGGGCAGGACGCAATAAAATTGCCTGTTACTAAATCTCCTAAAATAGTTATTACAACAAATTATACTATCGGTGGTGTTGGTGGTTCTTTTGAACGCAGAAAGTTTGAAGTTGAAATGAGTAGTTATTTTAACGCAAATCATACACCTTTAGACGAGTTTGGTCATATGTTATTCGATGACTGGGACGAAAATGAGTGGGCAAGGTTTGACCATTTTATGATTAATTGCCAAAAATTTTATCTTGAAAAGGGATTAGTACCATTTGACTTTACAAATTTAGAGCATAGAAAATTAATCAACGAAACGTCTTCTGAGTTTTTAGAGTGGATTGGAGATGGGAACGTACAAGAAGATAGTAGACTAATTAAAAGTGTTTGCTTTGAAAACTTCTTACAGGAACATAAAGATTTTAGAAGTTGGTTAAAGTCTAAACGTTTTACAATTTGGATTCAGAAGTATTGCGTTTATTATGGTAAGACATACACGGAAGGAAATTCAAATGGTCAAAGATGGTTTGAAATTACAAGTAATAACGAATTTAAAAAAGTAGAAGAATGCCCATTCTAAGAGATTACCAAGAACAATATATTTTGGATATACAAAAGTCTTTTCAAAAAGGAAATAAAAAAGTTATTCTTTGCGCTCCAACGGGCGCAGGGAAAACTGTTATGTTTTCTTATATGTGTAAAAACGCATTTGAAAAAAACAAAAAGATATTAATTTTAACAGATAGAAAGGAATTGTTTTCTCAGTCTGATAACATACTTTCAAAATTAAATTTAACTCCACAACTTATAAAACCAAACTCAAAAATAGATTTAAACGAAAATTTATTTATAGGAATGGTTCAAACAATAATGCGTAGAATTAATTTATTATCTGAATGGTTAAAGACTTTAGATTTTATTATAATAGATGAAGCACATAAGTCTATATTCGATAATTTATTTGAGCATTTAAATGAAAATACTTATGTAATTGGTGCTACTGCCACACCTTATCGAGAGGGTAAACAAAATAGTTTAAAGAAATATTATACTGATGTAATACAAGTAATAGACACTCCCGAATTAATTGAGAAAGGTAATTTATCAAAGCCATCTTCTTATGGTGTTAGAGTAGACCTAAAAGGTGTGAAAATAAAAGGTGGTGATTACGATGAAAAAAGTTTGGGTGATAAATATTCAGAAATACAACTTTACCACGGTGTATATGATAATTATACAAGGATATGCAATGGTAAAAAAGCATTAGTATTTTGTCCTAACATTGATAGTTCTATTGAATTAGTAAATTCATTTCAACAAAAAGGATTACCAGCCAAACACGTAGACTGTTACATGAACAATAGAGAGGAAGTGTTAGAATGGTTTGAAAATACACCTGGTGCAATACTATCAAATTATGGTATATTAACAACAGGCTTTGATTGCCCAACTATTGAAGTTGTAATTTTATATCGTGCTACTAAATCTTTGCCTTTATTTTTACAAATGGTTGGACGAGGCTCTAGAGTTACACCAACAAAAAATGAGTTTACAATATTAGATTTTGGAAATAATATTAAAAGGCATAACTATTGGGAAGAGCCAAGAAAATGGAGTTTAGACAAAAAAGAAAAGAAACAAGGAGAGGCACCAATAAAAGAATGTCCAGATTGTTGTTTCCTTATGCCTGCAAGAATTATGGATTGTCCCGAATGTGGTCACGTGTTTGAAAAGTCCGAAAAGGAAAAAGAGGAAGACGTAATTGTAGAATTACAAAAACTATCTTCAAACGCTTTAAAATCTAAAATACAAGGAGCAACTTTTAAAGAACTCGAAATGATACAAAAAGCAAAAGGATATAAAGTTTCGTGGATATTTCACCAATTGAAAACAAAAGAAGATTATTTCGCTTATGAGAAATACATGGGCTATAAAAAAGGATGGGCAAATAGACAATTTAATTTAAAATATAAATGAAAAGCGAAGACAAAATTCAACAGGAAATAGTAATGTGGTATAGAAATAATTATTGCTTAAAGAAACATGTTCCACGAAATTTAATTTTTTCAGTACCCAACGATTCAAAAGATGCAAAGGAACAAATGAGAAAAATTGCAACAGGATTGTTTTCGGGTGTATCTGATTTAATTATGATACACTTTGGTAACGTGTATTTTATCGAAGTAAAAACAGACGTTGGAAGGCAATCTGACAAACAAAAAGAGTTCCAAACGCTTGTTGAAAACCAAGGCTTCAAATATTATTTAATAAAAAGTTTAGAAAAATTTAAAGAAATACTTGCAGATTAATAATTAATGCTTATATTTGTAACATGATTCTTTGACGTATTAGAAAACAAGTTGAGCCTTTGGGCTTAGTCGGCTAGTGTAAATGGTGATGCACGAGGGTACGGCTCCCTAAGATTGCAGGTTCGAATCCTGTCTGACTACTAACTAAAACAAAACACACAATGAAAACAAATCTCAGAAAATTAGCATTGATACTTCGTAAGGTCGATGCTTCAAAGTTCTTTTCAATTAGCATTTACAACGGGTCGATAGTACTCGGAGCTTTTGAACAAGACGTATTAATCGACGACTTAAACATAAATTGGGATTCAATTGAATACGATTTAGAAATGACAATCTTTAAGAAAAACAATATTAAACTAATTGTATCATGAAAAATTTATACAAAGCATTGGCAAACTTTCAACAGGAAGTTCCAACAATCCACAAGGGCACTGCAGGTTATGGGTATTCTTATGCAGACCTTACAGCGATTTACAAAGTAATCAATCCATTAATGAAAAAACATGGGTTAGGTTTTACGCAACCGATAGTAAACAATCAAATGAAAACAATAGTTTTTCATATTGAAAGCGGTGAATCAATTGAAAGTCTTGCAGATATTCCAATGAATGTACAACTCAAGGGGATGAATGATTACCAAGTTATGGGGTCTGCGTTTACTTACTTTAGACGTTACACTTTGAGTTCTATGTTAGGACTTGTAACCGATAAAGACATTGATGCAAGCGGTGAGCAAACAGGCAAACGTAAAGAAACAATTTCAGACGATAGGTTAGCTGCTGCACTTGCTAAAATCAAAGACGGGTCCTACACGATGGAAAAGTTAAAAGAGAAATTTGAACTAACTACTAAACAATTAGAGCTATGTATGTAAGTTATGAATTATACGACAAAGAGGGTGAACCGGTAATGGATTTGAAAGGCAATAAATACATCGCTCCAATTGGTTCAAATGTTGTTTTTTCTGATGATGTAGAAGAAGGTAAAGAGTTTGTTGCAGTTGAGTTTGTTGGAAAGGTAATATCTCACCTATATAATGTTACATCAGACACACTTTATATTGATTGCGAAACAGATTTAAATGAACATGACCATTTAAGGTTAAAAAAGTATTACGAACTTAAATTTAAAAAACAATGCTAATCAGATGTTCATCACTACCTAAAATTATGACAGCCTCACGAAGTAAAAGTGAGGCACTGTCCGAAACAGCAAAGTCATACATTAAGTCAATTGCTAAGCAAGATTACTTTGGTTATACTACTGAGTTAAACAACAAGTACGTAACTAAAGGAATACAATGCGAAGAGCAATCGATTGAACTACTTAACGATGTTCTATTTACGAACTACGAAAAGAACACGGAACGTAAAACAACCGAGTTGCTAACAGGGGAATGCGATATCTACACCCCTGAGTTAATAATCGACATTAAAACATCGTGGAACTTCGATACATTCCCGGCAACACCGAGTGATATTAACATTAAAGATTATGAGTTTCAGTTAAGGGGGTACATGTATCTTTACGATGTAGAACGTGCTGCACTTGCATACTGCATGGTTAACACACCGAGTGACTTAATAGGATACGAAAGCGAAGACCTACACAGAGTGCGAGATACACCAATTCAAAGCCTTGTAACGATGTTAACCATTGAACGTGACTATCAACTTGAAGAGGAAATGTTAGATCGCTCAGCGGCTGCAATTGAATATTATCAACAATACATAAACCAAATACATGAGAAAATCAATAATTGACTTTAGCGACATACCTATCGATGAGATACGGATGCGGTTAAAGTACCAAAAGAAAAAGTATAGTGTAACAGAGTGCGTAAAGGAAGCATTTAAAATAGCAAACAATAAAATAAAAGAAGATGAAAGCAAGTGAGTTAAGAATTGGGAATTTTTTGTTATTTGTAAATAAACTTCAAGAAGTATCTTCTATTCATTCAGATAATACTATAAGATTAAGGAAAACAAAAAATGACAACTGCCACGGTTGTTATTGTGTTGATTCCATAACTATTAATCCAATACCAATTACAGAAGAATGGTTGTTGAAGTTAGGTTTTGAATATCACAGTTTTGACAAAAACTATGTAATAAAAAATAAAGATGGATATTGTAATTCTATCAAAAACAATAATAGTGAGTGGTGTTATAACAATGATTATTCAGATGCTAATTGTTATTTTATAAGAGAGTTAAAATATATTCACCAATTACAGAACTTGTATTACGCATTAAATGAAGAGGAATTAACAATAAAATAAAAGAAGATGAGCAAAAATGAAATGAAGTTTGTAGGTAAGATTACCAACATTTTAGAAGTGATTGAAGTAGGAGCAAACAAAAAAATCGAGTTTGTAGTGACAGAGACAAATGGCCAATACCCTCAAGCGGTTAAGTTTGGAATCTTTGGAACTGAGAAAGTGGATAAGTTCTTGCAGTATAACAAAATTGACCAAGAAGTTGAGGTGTTATTTAACTTCAAGACCAATGAGTGGCAAGGGAAGTATTTCACGTCAATAGATGCGTGGAGAGTTAATAAAGTACAAACAGAAGAAACACCATTTTAGTTATGTTTAAAGTAGGAGATAGAGTATTTCATTTGCAACATGGTTGGGGTATTATTGAGGGAATACAAGATGATGATATATTGTCAAG